CGGTACTTGTTACACCATCCATAATATTAAGTTCAGCGGCAGTAGCTGAGATAGCTGTACCATTAAAGTTAATACCATCTAAGTATGCAATACCGTCTACATACAGATCTTTCCATTCTTGTGAAGAGCTTCCTAAGTCATAAGCATTATCTGTATTAGGTATAATGTTTGAGTTTACATCTGCTCCAAAGACTACGTTGTCTGAAGCTGCATCACCCATAGTAATCGTACCACCGTTAAAGGTAGTAGTACCTGTGACTGTTAAGTTTCCTCCTACGCCTACATTGCCAGTAGTTGTAATAGAATCTATATAGGCATCTTTAAAGTATAGGCTAGAGGTTCCAAGATCTACGTCACTGTCTGAAACTGGTGCAATAGATCCATCATTGAATGTTACTTGGTTAGTTCCTGCGTTAGCTATTGTAATGACATCAGAGCCACTAAAGGTTATAGAAGTATTTGTATCTCCATCACCTGCAATGCTATCTAGCTGTACAGCACCTACGTTACTTAGTGCAGCATCTCCAAAGTCTACTGCACCTGCTACGGTTAATGTTCCTGAAACTTCTACGTTAGCATTAATATCGACTAGCGTAGCATTTAATTCTATTTCATCTGTTGCGTTAATATCAAGAACTGTAGCACTAGGAGCATTGATGTACTGAGAAGCATCATTAAACTGTAAAGCCATCGTGCTATTAAGAAGAAGTCCTGTGTCAGCTACGTGAGTAAGAGTTACGTCCTGATCATCTCCAAAGTTTACGACTGCTCCATCTGCTAGGAATAGATCACTAAACTCTAATGAAGATGTACCTAGAGCAGCTCCATCTGAAGCGTCAGGGACAAAAGCAGTAGTCGCTGTGATAGTTGTACCTTGAATCGTACTAGAGCCTGTAACGGCTCCTGTGACTGCTAGAGTGCTAGATAGTGTCGTAGCTCCAGTAACTCCAAAGGTTCCTGCTACTGTTCCATTTGCATCTACGTCAAGTGTATCTACGTGTGCAGTACCGTCTATGAAAAGATCTTTAAATTCTAACGAGCTTGTACCCAGGTCTATGTCATTATCTGTTACAGGTACGATAGCTCCATCTTGTACTCTTATTTGTTCTACTGCGCTACTAGAAACTTCTACAAAGAAACCCCAACGATTGTTAGTGCTATCAACTACAATTTTATTAAGAAAATCTAAGTCACCAATAGTATGTACGTTACCGCCGTGTCCAGCAGTACCATCGTGTCTGTGTCCTGTAGCAGTAGCACTAGAAGAAGAATAAGTAAAAGCATTTTCAAGTTGGTTGTATTCGTTATTAAATAAGGCTGCTGTAATGGTATCTCCATCTACGAACGTACTTTGTCTAGTATAGCTTTGAGCCATTTATTATCTCCTTCCTGACGGTCTATAGTCTGCGTATATACCATTAATTGCATAAGGTGCATTAGTATCAATACTAAATATTCTAAAGTTACAAGCGTCACCACTACCTTGTACTGCTTGTCTTACTAACGGATCATTAGAAGCTCCAAAAGCTACTGCATTAAATGCAGAAGAACCAAACGTAGCAGGTTCTAAAATCTGATCTAACGTATAATCAGGAGGTTGAGGTATCGTAGTGTCTCCATAATTATATCTAATTCTAAGTGTAGGCTGGCACTGACCTTCTGGCGTAACTGAAATCTTTGCATAGTTTAAAGTTTTACGAGTTCCCGCATCTCCAAAATCTAAGAAAGGTGTTTCATATAATGCACTAACCTTTGTTTCTGTACCTGCTGGATTAAACGTAGCACCTGTGTCATGGTTATAAACATAGCCATCTTTATCTCCATGATATGTTTGCTCTAGTCCATCCTTATCTAATCCAGATGTAAAAGCGTGTGCTTGTATTCCTTCAGTTTCTGACCATTCAAATCCGTTAGGTGTGATCGTACCTATTATTCCTTTTGAAGATACAGTTGTTGCAGACGGTTTAGAATAAAATAAACGATACTGAGATTTACTTCTTAATACTGCGCTTGTTATAAACAGCTCATCTATTTCACTGGCTATAGTTCCAATAATAGATTGTATAGCTCTACTAACAGAACCAAGCTCAACGTCACCAATACGTGCTGTACCTGCAACAGTACGAAGTCCATCAGGACTTAAAAATACCAAGTCACCACCTATTTCTTGAATAGATGCACCATCCATACAGCCTACATTTTTTGCAATAGGTACTACAACAATATTACTTGAATCATTTATATTTTGTAACTTATAAATTGAATTGACACAAAATATAATTAAATCATTACGGAAACTTCTAATACCTACTACTTTATCGTCAAGTACAATATTACCTGAACCAGAACTTGTAAAATCATCTATATCATTTGTACCGCTATAATATATAGTGTTAGGTGCTGTGGATGCTCCTGCTACTACTAAGTGTTTATCATGTATTACACAATACTTAGGATACACTGTACCACTAACTGTTATTTCTTTTGCAAAAAAAGTTCTGGTATTTATGTTAGCTCCTGTACCTGTCATCTTAAAGTACATTGGTTTAACACCAGAGCCTTCATCTGTTATAACTACTTCACCGTAATCTGTATTACCTTCAAAGACTGCAAAGTTTGTTTGACCTTGTGAAGTTCTAGCTGCTGCTGATCTTCCTGTAAATGTGCTGTAGTTATCTCCAGAAGCATCTACACTAGCTCTATTTATTTGTAACCAGCTTGTACCATCTTGACTGAAGTATACATTAGTACCTGAAGAAGCAATAACTCCATCTGCATAAACTTGTAGCCCTTTAATTGCATTTGAACTATTAGGTCTAGCAGCAGAGCCTCCACCAAAAGTAGTATAACCATTAATACGCCTATAGCCACCATCAGGGTCTACTTCAAAGTTAGACAGTGCGACAGCAAATCCAGGCTGACCTAGTAATTCTAATTGGTTAAGGTTAGTATTAAGACCACCTTTGCATGATATACCAAACGGTTGTGACACTATACAAACCTCATACGATCATCTTTAAAAGTACCAGGATTAGGTTCCATTAAATTAAGTTTCATTAACTTTAATCCTCGTTTATAATCTTCTAAAGCAAATGCCGCAGCTTGTGGGTTTTCTTTAAATTGATGTAAATAATATCTAGCTCTTGCTAAAAGTACAGAATTATAAATATTAGGAAAGACTGTATTATCCCCATGTGCAGATAACTCAGTAGGTAAATCATAAGCATAAAACCAAATACGATATACTTTATCAGGAATAGGACTTAATCCAAACTTACGTGCATCAGGACTCCGTGTTACTCTAGCAGGAGTTGCTCCATTAGCATCTTCTGCATCGTCTTTGTTTTCACTAATACGAAAGTAATCTTTCCAAGCTTCAGTATCAATGTATCCTAAATTTCTAATAGTATAAGGAGAAGACTCTCCACTAACCCCTACAGTTGTTAAAAGAAAATTATCCCAATCTACATAACCATAGTCATTAACTAAACTAGAACTAGATGCTTTAAGCTCGTACCAGCGTTGGTTAGCTACAGTTTCTACATAAACATTACCGTACATAGGATCTGTAGCTCCACTTTCAGCAGTAGCTAAAAAAGGCCATTGAGGTTCTTCGTTGACTATATCAAGATAACCTCTATTGATAGAATCTTTTGCGTGTTGCTGAATACCTACAGCAGAGCCAAATGTAGCAGAAGTTAATTCAACTTCATTCATCTCACGTAATAATTCATTTGTTAAATTAAGAAATGTAGCCATTACTTTTTATGAACCTTTTGTACATCAAAGTTAGCAGTAAGACTTGCACCTTTATGTGGTGTAAACTTACCAGTGTGCTTCATGAGTTTATAACCACCTTTAGATTGTTTCATCCAGTGATAGCCTTTAGGAGCAGAAACTTTCATCGCCCTTTAGGTAAACTTTTATTATAGCCAGCCATGCTATTACAAGCGTCTTCCATTGCATAAATATCAGACTTAGCCTTACCACCATGACCATACATCATTCTATTAGGACTACCTTTAGACATTTGCTTACGCATTGTATTGTCCATTTCTTCATCCATAGGTGAATAACCCATAGCAGCTTTTTTACG